ACTGGCACTGTTTTTTCAAACGTCAATGATGGTAATGTGTATGACGGTCTAACCGCCAATGTTTCATCTGTTAGCGTGAGCGTTTCCTTACGGGACAGTTCGTCATCAAACAATGTAGTTTCATTAGCTTACACAAACGATGACACCGATTGGCATCATGTTGAAGTTTCTCGCACGGGGTCTACTCTTTACCTGTTTGTTGACGGGAATTTAGAAGACTCTGGTTCAATATCGTTTACTCCGACAAGCAGCGGCTTGGTTGCTAGGGCAGGTCGGGTCTATGCCAGTAGCTATTCAGGTAGCAACAATTACGCTGGCTATCTATTTGATTATCGCTGGAGCAATTCTGGAGGACACACGGCCAGCTTTACTGCACCATCAGCCCCATTCGAGCTTAACCCCGTCTATCTTGGCGGAGACCAATCGGGTAACAAAAACCACTTCCAGCCGACAGGCATCAGTAGCCACGATGTAATGCTGGATGTGCCGACGAAGAATTACGCTACGTTAAATTCGATTGGCTGGATTGACGAAGGCACTGACCCTACGTTTGCCGAGGGTAATCTTAAAATCACCGGAGGCAGTGCTGACAATAAAATACCTAGCACGATAGCAGTTAGCTCCGGTAAGTGGTATGCAGAGGTTAGGGTAAACGCTACGGCTAATATGATGATGGGAGTGGCTAAAACTAGCGCATTCACAGTTGATGGTTATTACCTCGGCCAATCTGGGACGGATGACTCTTGGATGATATACCGCTCAAACGGCAATGAGTATCACAATGGGAGCAATTCAAAATTTAGCAGCGGGTTTTCTACTGGTGACATTCTTCAGATAGCATTAGACCTCGACAATAACAAACTTTGGTGGGGGAAAAACGACACTTGGGAAGGCACTGTTGGAACAAGTGGCGAAACGACCATTACGGCTGGTGAGTATTATTTTGCTCACGGATACAGTGGAGGCACGGCAACTTGGAACTTTGGTCAGGACAACACTTTCGGCGGTCTATTTACAGGCACACCAGACAACGCCGAATTTGCGTATGAGATTCCCACCGGATTCAAGTCACTTAACTCCTCCAATCTCGCTGACCCAACCGTTACGCCGGAAGAGCATTTCAACACAGTGCTTTACACAGGCACACGAGACAACAGCAACTCTCTCGGAGCCACATCCAACGCCGTTACCGGAATGGGATTCTCTGCGGAACTGCTTTGGATTAAGGATAGGGATAACCAGTCTACTAACAACGGAAGTGGGTACAGCGGTCACTGGCTATTTGATTCGGTTCAAGGTAGCGGCAAAGCTATTAACATTGATGGCGGTTACTACACTGGCTCAAATGATTTTAGTAGCAACGGCACCGGAGTGTCCTCATTCACTAGCCCCACGGGAGGATTTACAGTAGGTGATTCGGAGGCCGTGAACTTTGCTTACGACAGTGATTGGAACGGCTCAATAGACACCTACGAACGCTATGTGGCGTGGGGCTGGAAGCTCGGCCAGAGCGGCAGTTCGTCAACGTGGGCTAGCGGCAATACCGATCCAACGACAGAGAAGTACAACGCTTCGGCGGGGGTGTCAGTCATTCGGCAAGAGGAAAGCAGCGGTAGCTATCCGATGACGGGCGTTACTGTTAATCACAGCCTTGGCGAAGCACCAGAGTTTGCGTTCTTGATAGACGCTTCGTCAAACACGTCCGATATATTCGCGTGGCACAAAGATTTAGACGCCAATAAATATCTCAAGCTAAACCAAACTTCAGCACAAACAACTGGAAGCGGGTACTTCCCATCTGGGGGCAGCACGGCAACCACATTTGAAATTGGCGGAGACATTGCTGGAGCAAATTCGATGGATGGGTATTGGGACATTTATGCGTATTTATTTTCTGGAGTCGAAGGCTATTCAAAGTTCGGCAAATACACGGGCGGTTCCGACCAATTTATTTACACTGGATTCGCGGTCGGATTCTGGATGGTGAAGCGCATTGACTCTACCGGACACTGGACAATGTTTGATTCAGCCAGAGACACGCACAACCTCGTAGACCACCAACTTGAGCCTAACTATAATTTTGCTGAATCTTCTAGCTCAACCAAGGGCGGCGACTTTCTGTCGAACGGGTTCAAGGTAAGAAGCTCGCAAAATGAAGTGGACGCATCTGGAGGAACCTACGTCTACGCTGCCTTTGCCGAGTCACCCTTTAAATACGCCAACGCCAAATAGGATTTAATCATGCCATATATTACACAAGAAGGTCGGGCACTCCCGATGGACAAAGCGTTCAGCCATAACAACATTTCATTCCCCGCCAACTGGCTTCGGGTGTCCACAGAGGCTGACAAGGAAGCGCAAGGGATAAGCTGGGTTACGCCCGAAGAACCACCAGTAGTTCGTGCGCCGCTTGAGCGTGAGAAAAGTAACGGCATTGTTCGGGCCAAAGACACTGCGGGTAAGATGTTGGCTCAATCCGATTGGATGGTGATTGCCAGCGTGGAGCGTAGCCGAGCAGTGGCGGAGAATTGGGCCGAATACCGTGCTGCTGTGATTGCCGAGGCGGATCGTCTGGAAGGCGAATACAACGCTGCCGAAAGCTACGAAGACTTTGATAAGATTAAACAGGAATGGCCGCTGAATCCAGACGAACAGGCCGAGCGTGATCGGATGGAAGCTGAAGAGAAGGAGCAGGAAGATGGCAGAATACGACCCTAATTCATTGTCGGCGCAACTGGCTAGGATTGAGTCTCGGCAGATACATATAGCTGACCGTCTTGACGAGATTGCAGAGCGTATGAATAATCATTCATTAAGGCTGAAGTATTTAGAAGAGTTTCGTTGGAAACTCGTCGGAGCGATTGGATTAGGATCAGCGGGTGGAGCAGCAGCGTTTAGTAAGTTGTTTGGTGGAGAGTAATATGAAAGATAAACTAAAAAGCAGAAAGTTGTGGGTCGCTATTGGCGGCGTTTTAACCGTATTGGCAACTGAGTGGGCGGGAGTCTCACCGGAAATGTCAGAGCAAATTATCGGCGCAGTAATGGTCATTGTCCCCGCTTATATTGGTGGACAGGGCATCGTCGATGCAGTGAAGGAATACGCTACCAAAAAATGATAGTTGATCTCCTAGCCGCTCTTCGCGCAGTACCGAAGATTTTGGACGCGCTGGAGCGGCTAGGGGACATCCACACGGCACACGTTGCTCAACAGAGAAAAGATGAGAAAGATAAAGCTATCGTTGATCTTATTGCTGCTGCTCGTGAGCGGCGGTTGCGGCGTGAGCGTGAAACTGGACGGGTTTCGGGAGATAGCGGAGAGGCATCCACTGGGGATGGAGCAGGTGACGGAGAACAGTGAAAGTCAGGCATTAGTTATAGAGCTTGGGAAATACATAAACGAACTAGAACGTAGAATTGAGGCAGAATAATGGGTGATTTAACCGGAAGCACAGTAGCCAGTACCTACTCACAACTTTTAAACGTAGTCAGTCTGGATGGCACATTTAGAAACGTAACTGACGGTGACGGCACTGCCAGCGGCTTGACGCTTTCGACTGCTGGCGTTCGCGCTGGCACTTTGAACGCAACTGGTGCTGTCACGTTTGACACTACGTTGGGAGTTACGGGAGTTATTACAGCAAGCGGGGGCGTTACTGGGGATGTGACAGGAAACGTAACTGGCAATGTTACTGGCAATGTTACTGGCAATGCTACGGGTGATTTAACCGGAAACGTAAAAACCACAGACGCGAGTGCAGCGGTTACAACTGTCTTAAATGCCAATGTCGGCAGCGATAGTGCCGCGACATTTACTGGCGATGTCACTGGTAATCTGACTGGCGACATTAAGACAACGGACGCGAGTGCAGCGGTTACAACTATCTTAAATGGCAACGTGGGAAGCGACGATGCGGCAGTGTTTACTGGCAACGTCACCGGAGACACTACAGGAAACGTCACGGCCACATCTGTTCTTGCTGACGGAGTTACTGCTGCTACGCAAAGCTCAAGCGATAACTCCACTAAGGTTGCAACAACGGCTTACGCTGACGCTGCTGGGGCAGCGGGTAGCCCAACTGGTTCCATATGTCAATACGCAGCGTCATCGCCCCCAGCAGGTTGGCTTGTGTGTGATGGAACCGCTATTTCTAGGGCAACTTACAGCGTATTGCACGGTATTTTAAAGGATGTTGGGGGAACGGACTCTTACGCTTACGGCAGCGGTAATGGGTCTACCACATTTAACCTGCCCAACCTAAAAGGGAAAGTGGCTGTCGGCCTTGATGGCTCCCAAACTTCCGACCCTGACTTAGCTGATTTAGGAAACACTGGCGGATCAAACACTCACACGCTGACAGTTTCAGAATTACCATCGCATACTCATACCATCAATATGGGTGCTAGTGTGGGTAGTAATTCTGGGAGCAATGCCAGCCGGACACCCGACACTGGAGGCTCGGATGCAACCACTTCTGCGACTGGCAGCGGAAACGCGCACAGCAACCTGCAACCTTACATTGTCTTAAATTATATCATTAAAACATGACACTTACTGAGCTATCCAACTTTGTAACGACGAAGCTCTCGGACACCGATAGCTCGTCTGTATCTGTCTGCAAAGACTTTATCAATCGCCGTTACCAAATGATCTGGGACAGTGGGCTTTGGGACGAGACGCTAGGTGTTGCATCTAAAGCTGTAGCTGCACAGGACACAGAGATTGTTTTAGACTCTACGCCCACAGTTACCTTTTACCAAAGCTCTTCTGCTCCCACTACTAAGATTGATTTCCCTGTGGCTATTCGGTTCACCGAAACCGGAGACACTGACGGGGTAAACATCTTCAACGAAGAGTGGGTTACGTTTTTTCAGCTTGATCCTAATATGTGGGAGAATGTTTCTTCCCGTAGGGCTACCCCAACCAACTTTGTCAACCTCCCGAAAGACGGAAGTGGCAACTGTCGAGTCAAGCCTGTGCCAATACCGGACAGTACTGGCACTCTATTTGTGTTAGGCAAGCTAAAGTGGGTTGCATTGGGTGACAATGATTCCCCAGCACTTAACGGAATTGACAATGCTCTACTTGCCTTTGCGGAAGGCGATATGCTTGAGCGTTCGCGTCAGTATCAAAAAGCCCAGCTTAAATTTACTGAGGCTGCATCGCACATCCAGATTATGCGCGACCTAGAGAATGGTCAGAAACAAAACATTAGCCGCATAATCCCGCACACAGAGCAAGAGATTAACTTTCGAGATGTTGTAAGCTAATGCCTATACAAGAGAACAGCCAGCTTGACGATCAGATTGCTTTCGATGGAGACGTATCATTCTCCGGTGGTCAGGCAAGTAACGTGCGTAAGAACACGATTGCCGAGGGTGCTTACTCTATAGGAAAGAACACTGACTTCGACACCTTTGGCAACATTGTAAGCCGCAAAGGTGTGGCGCAGCTTGTGGGAGATGTTGTTAACTCCGTTTGGGGCGGCATAACAACAACGTGGAACGCCACTTCTACTGTATGGACTTCTAACTTTACTGGGTCTGTTGACTCTATTGCCTATTTTGACACTCCAACAGTTGAAAAGATTGTTGTAGCAGAGTCGGATACTGTTGGTGCAACGTATAAGATTAAGATTGTTGGTGAAACTGGCTCTATTGCTGACACAGGAGGCACGTTTAGCTCGACAGCAGATTCAGTTTACTTTGCCCAACTTGTTGGACGTATGTACTATTGCGATGGGGTTGGTAGCTTGGGCTACATAGATGATACATCTTCATCTCAAGTAATTACCGTAGGTAAGATAACCAGCGTCGAGATGACTGAAACTGGCAGTGAGTACACATCAGTTCCTACTGTAACATTCTCTACTAGCAGTGGCTCTACAGCCGCTGGAACAGCCGTCTTGGGCTACGGCGGTAAGGTTCAAAGCATTAGCATTACAGACGCAGGTTCTGGATACTCTGCTACAGTTCCCCCTACAGTCACTATATCGTCTGCCCCGTCTGGCGGCACTGACGCAAAGGGGGTAGCGCACCTGTCGCAAACTCCCTCTAAGCCAAAGCTGCTTACATCTCACACTAACAGATTGTTTTGCACATCTTCTGATACCGCTGTCCCCAGCGATACGCTTTATGTTAGTGACATTTTGGATGGGGAAAGTTGGGATATTATAGGTAATGCTATAAGGGTTGGTGACGGTACGGGCGACCCGATAACCGCCATAGCTTCTTGGTACTCCTACAACTTACTTGTTTTCAAAGAGCGCAGTGTGTGGGTCGTAGAAGCAAATCCCGCTGTGGCTGTGGCTGATTGGCCGATTAAGCTGATTAACAATAGGGTAGGCTGCGTGGCTCATAGGACTGTGCAGCAGGTTGGTTCTGATGTGTTTTTCTTGTCCTCTGACGGCGTAAGAAGCCTTTCTACGATTGAGTCTGGAGCGCAGACAGATGTTTCCACACCCCTTTCCGCCCCTATAAACGACCAGTTCAAACAAAATACAGACGGGTTTCAGTCTAAATCTTGTTCTGCATTTTACGATAATCGTTATTTAATTTCTGTATGCTCTGATGGGCTTGAGGTTCCGAATCGCACATATGTGTATAACACTGAGCAGAAGTCTTGGAGCGGGTTCTGGACTGGCTGGCAACCTAATGACTTTGCAGTTACAAGCTTTGGCGGTAAGACCCGTCTTCAGTTTGCTGATCAAACGGGCAAAATCTACACTTGGCTAAACTTTATTGAGCTAAACGACGAGTCTGAGAGCTTTTACCTAGACCAAACCACACCTTACGAGACTGAGTTGGTTACTCGTGCTTACAATTTTAAAGAGATATTTGCCCCGAAGACTGGGTATCAAGTTGAGTTCGATATGGACAATCAACTTGCACAAGACCAGAAGGTTAGCTTCTTTTTCCTGAAAGATATGGATGGGTACGAGTCCCAAATCTTGCAAGAAACCGGATATGAGTTGGAGACTGAAGAGTTAGATGACCTTACCCAGACATTCCTAGGGGAGCTTGCGTCCGATGTTGCAGTGGGCAACGGTAAGCGTCACTTTGTTAAGGGATTCAACCTCTTGAGCAAGGGCAAGTTTGAGGACATACAGTTTGTAATAGCTACAGACTCTGGCCGACTGTCTTTGCACTCCGTAAAAACGTCAGCATTCCCAGATACTATCAATCCACAGCGATGACACACCCAGAATCCACAGTAGAGATGGCAGATTTCTTAGAGGAGAATCTTGACTTCTGTGCGGGGTGGGAACGCAAGCGTTTGCTTGATTGGGTGCAGTGGTTCGTGAATAATAACCGTTATTACGCTGTCAAGGCGAAAGGGCAGCTAGTTGGGTTGACATTACTGCGGATGGTAGACACTGAGAAGCAGTGTCACGAGCATTACAAGGATAC